AAGTTCGAGAACGAAGGCGAGGCCCTTGCCTACGCCAAGCGCATCGCCACACTCAAGCCCGGCGAGATCGTGATGTTCGGCCAATCAGGCCGAAGACCTCACCACCGCCGTGTACATGCGCCCCATTGAAGGTGGCCAACGGGCGTTTGTCCTCAAGCTGGACGGGGACAAGGAAGTCTCGGGAACGGCGTGCCCCTGGGCCGCCCTGTGGTTCCCCGACATGGTGAAGGCCTCCTGACCCGGCACAGCCGTGGCGACCGGGCATCCTCCCTTCCGTGCCGGGTCGTCACGGCCAACCGGGCAGCGATCACACGCAACTAGCAGGGCCTGTCTCGCTGTCCGGGCTTGAGGAGCCCGCCGGGGGTGCAAGCCCCCCGGCAAAGGAGGTCACCTGAATGCATGAAGGCAACGAGGCCGCACCGGCCAAGAAGCCCCGCCCCACCAAGAACTTCGCCGCCATCAACGGGGCCTGCAAGATGGCCCGACTGACCGACGGCAGCAAACCCAGGGCATGCCCCCATTGCGGCACCAACTCCAAGCTCCGGACGTGCCCGTTCTGCCACCGCAAGAAATAGTTCCCTCCCCCCAACACCCGCAGCGACAAAACACCCCTCCTCCGTCGCTGCGGGCACTCCGGCCACACCGCTCCGGTATGGTCGGACGGGGGGGGCCAGCCCCCCCAAGCCGCTTGCCAATAGCCCTCAGCAAGGAGATGCAGGACATGAAGCCGACTGCCCAACACCACGACATGACCAAGGTTGCGGCCCTGGCCCTGCGAGTGGGGCAGGGAGCGCCAGCGAAAGCTCAAGGCTCTGCGCACGGCGTTCAAGACCGGAGACACCATGCGGGCGTTGTCCATCGCTCGCGAGCTCTGCGGCATCGAAGAGAAGGAAGTGACCGAGCAATGATCCCCGTCGTTGAACTCCTGCGCGTCTCGACCCTTGAACAGGGGGCGAGGACCGCGCGGGGATTCCCCGCCAGATCGAGGCGAACCGCCGGACGGTCGAACGCTGCGGCCTGAACGTCCTCAGCACGATCCGTCTCATCGACGTGTCCGGGGCATCCGTCATGCATGCCCCTGAGATCGGCGAGATGCTCTCCCTGCTCCGTACTGGCCGGGCGCAGGGCATCGTGTGCGCTGACTTCGACCGACTGCTGCGACCGGACGACTTCCGCTCCCTCGCCATCCTGCAAGACATCAGGGAGGCAGGGGCGCTCATCTACCTGCCCGACCAGATCATCGACCTGAACACCCAGAGCGGCTACCTCATCTCCGGCATCAACTCGATCATCGCCGGGAACGAACTCGCCCAGATCAAGAAACGCATGCACGGGCCAAGGAGGAAAAGCGGCGCCAGGGGAAGCACCCCGGCAACCACCTCTCCCTCCCCTTCGGCGTGGGCTACGACAGGAAGGCCGAACGGTATTTCTACACCGACGACGCGGAGAAGGTCCGGCAACTGTTCGATCAGTTCCACGGCCACCGGGTGCACAACTACACCGAGTTGGCCCGGCGGCTTGGGTTCTCCTCGAACGTCACCGTGCGGAACCTGCTCTCGAACGAAATCTACATCGGATACCGCCACTACAAGCAGAAGCGCGCCCCCGAACGGAAAGTGCGAGAAGACGGACGACAGAAGGACAAACGGAAGGTGCCCCGCGCGCCGGGAGAGATCATCCGCGTGAAGGTGATCGATAACCCACTGGTGCCCGAAGAGGTGTTCTGGGAGGTTCAGGACATCATCCACAACAGGTGGAACGACTTCACGGACAGGAAAGGCGCGAGCAAGCGCCTCTTTCTCTATGCGGGCCTGTTGCGCTGCGGGATATGCGGCAGTCCCATGTACACGGTGCCAGGCGGAAAGGCTGGCCCCAACAAGGACTATTACTACTGCCGGAACAAGGCCACCACTGGAGGCAAAAAGGCGTGCCGCCGTGCCCGTCCTCCTACCTCCGCCGTGAACCCGTCGAAGAGATGCTCGCCAGCTTCATTGCCGAGAACCTCTCGAACCCCGACTTCGTGCTTGCCGGGCTGGTTGCCTTGTTTGAGTCGCGCGACGGATGTCATGTCGAACACGAGCGCGCCGATCTCGACCGGCGTCTTGTCGCGCTCAAGCAGAAGAAGGCGAAGCTGGCCACCTTGGTGGTGGATGGGGTGTTCACGCTGGAGGATGTGGCCGGAAAGGCCAAGGCCATGCAAGAGGAGATCGGGCAGCTTGAGGCGCGCCGGGAGGCGTTGGCCGTGCCCCCTGAACCCGAGCGACCGGAGGACTACCGAGAGGCAGTGGAGGCCATGGCCGCCGCGTTCACCGAGTTCCCCTTCTGGTCCAAGGAAGAGCGCCGGGAATTCCTGAAAATTCAGCGGCCGGAGTTCTGGATCACCACCGAAGGGGTCACGCGGTACAGCATTCCTGTCTGCAAGAACTCAAGCCAGATGGATACGGCTTCCGTTCTTGCAGACAACCCGCACGGTAGCGCACGGGTTGGATTCGAGGTCTCGCCGCCGTTCCCCTTGGTGCCACTGCCCACTCTTGAGGAACTGGGCCTGCCGCAGAAGCGCTACTACTCGATCACCGAACTGGCTGCGGCCATCCGCGAGCACCCGGCGACACTAAGACGCAAAACACTTATCGGGCAATACCCTGACGCAGGGTGCCGGGATGAACGGGGGCGTCGGCAGTTCACGACCGAAGAGGTGTTGGAGATTGCCCTCCTCCGCAGACTCTCCGCCTGCGGCATCCTATAGCCCTTCCTCTAGCCCGAAGAGCGTGCTAATCGCGAGGAACACTTCCACCCCGGAGGCGCGCCATGTCCCCTCGCCACTCCCGCAATGCCTGGCTTTGGGCCACGCTCTTGCTGCTCCTCATCCCTTCGCAGGCACCCGCCAACGACTTCGCCTCCCAGATGACCGCTACCGAGCGGCGCCACACCATCTTCGGTGTCCCCAGCGGCACGGGACCGCACACCCGCATCCTCATTCGGGACATCTACATGATGGCCTCGAATGGCGACACGAAGATGGCGGACTGGGTTGCCTATCAGCTTGATGCGGCCACGGTCACAGGCGAAGCCAAGACCTCGCGCAAGTGGAAGGCGGACCCGTGGCTGCCTGCCGAAGAGACCCTGGAGCCCCCTGACTATGACGGAGCCAACGAGGCCCTCCAAGTAGACCGAGGGCATCAAGCTCCACTCGCCAACTTCCGGGGCACGCCCAACTGGGCGGACACCAACTACCTCAGCAACATCACCCCGCAGAAGGCGCTTCTGAACCAGCAGGCATGGCGGCTGCTCGAAGAAGACGAACGCGAGTATGTCGCGAAGCATGGCGGCCCGATCTTTGTCATGACCGGCCCCCTGTACGAGCGGGAGATGCCGAAGCTGCCGAAGGCTGATGAAGAGCACACCGTGCCCAGCGGCTATTGGCGCATCATCGCTGTGCCCACTCCGGAGGGCAGCCCCACCCCTATCAGGGTTGCCACGTTCATCTTTGACCAAGACACGCCCGGCAGGAAACCCGCTGAGAGCGATGCGGCGAGCGTGGACGAGGTGGAACGCCGGTCCAAACTCGACTTCTTCTGGGCGCTCCCCGATGACATCGAGGCCCAGATCGAGGGAGGGATGGACCGCCAACTCATAGGCGAATTGTTGGGAAAATAACGTCCCCCCGCCTGGAAGTAGGATATCCCCCACTGCCGATTGTAAAGATTCACTGATACGGGATTTGCAAAAGGAGGTGGGGAATGCGTAAGTTTCTAGCCTTATTTCTAATTCTCTCGCTCACCGCTCTCGCCGGAGCAGCGTTTGCGCGCGATGTCCACGTCAACGGCTACACCCGCCGAGACGGCACATACGTGCAGCCGCACCAACGTTCCGCCCCCGATGGCAACTTCAACAACAACTGGTCCACCAAGGGCAACGTCAATCCCTACACCGGCCAGCCGGGCACAAAGACACAGCCCTCCTACAACTCCAACCCCTATGGCGGTTCGGGCGGGTACAGTCCCTACGGCACGCAACAGCAAAAGAAGAACGGCTGGTAATCCCCCTCGACGCCCACGACGCATCGACACGAACTGAAAAGGCTCCAGTGGGAGCCTTTTTCTGTTGTCAGCGCCTGCTGACTAGCTTAACAATTCCTCCCACCTTTACTCATTTTGACATACGGGAGGGTAGAATGTTTCAAAAAATTCTCTGTGCTGCGGCTCTTGCAACGATCCTGCTGACCACCGGTTGCGCCAAGGTCCAGGTCAACCCGGACCTCAATTCCAGCCTCGGGTATGATGCCTTCGCGAGCATGAAGGTAATCAAGAATCGAGACATTTCTCTCGGGCTGAACATCTCTTCAAAGCTCCTGGAAGCCAAGGCGTCCCAGAAGATCAAGATGGGCGAGTTTGACTTCGCCATCGGCAAGGCCCTTGCCGTAAAGCTGGTGAAGGCCATGGCCTACCAGTTCCGCGAAGTGCACATCCTGAATGATGGAGCAGGCAAAGAAGGCGTTCAGACCATCATGCGGGTCGAGCTCCAGGACATGGACTCCAAGATGGACGTGAAGGCCGGGTTCACCACGGTCAGTGCCGAAAGTTACACGCGCCTCGTCTTGCGCGCGGAACTGGTCGATGCCACCGACGGGAAAGTCATGTGGGTGGGCACCAGCCAGGTCAACCAGACAGGCGGCGTGACGGAAGCACAGATTCTCACCTACCAGGAGGCCGGGCGCGGCTTTGCCGCTGGCTTTGACGCTGCCATCGACAAGGCTATCGGCGATCTCTTGAGCCAAATGAACCGCTCGCAAAATCTCCGCGACTACTTCAAGGCGCTTGAAGCGACCTCGAAGGAGTAGCAGATGCGCGTTCTCATTTCGCTGCTGATAACCGGCCTTCTCCTGTCAGGTTGTGCGGCCCCCCTCAAGGTCGAAAGCGTATCCTTCCGATCCCCTGAAACCATAGCCAACCATCAAGAGATTGATGGTTTGGTCGTAGCGGTTGTTCCAATCGATACCGTTGAAAAGTCGAAGGAAATCTTCCGCACCGACATGAAGACCGCGAACATCCTGCCCGTTCACGTCATCGTACGCCACACCGGTACCAAGGAGTTCGAGATCAACCACCAGCAAATGTTCGGCATGCAGCCGGACGGCTCGTACGATGTGGCGCTCACTATCGGGACCGCCGCCGAAAAGGTCCGCTCGTCCTCAATCGGCACTACGGCAGTCCAAGGGGCAGCAGCCGGGGCTATCGCGGGAGCAGTCATCGGGGCCGGGATCGGTGCTGGTATCGGGGCCGCTGGGGGTGACGCCGGGGCGGGAGCGCAAGCCGGGGCCATCATAGGCGGCACCACGGGTACCGCCGCAGGCACCGCGCACGGCCTGTCCGACTCCTTTACCCTCGAATTCAAGAAGCAGTTGGCCATGCATGCCTTCGAGGACAAGGTGATTTACCCGACCGACATGGCCCAGGGATTCGTCTACCTGCCTTGGAAGCCCTACCAGAAGTTCAGGATGGTGGTCTTCGACATCAAGGACGGAACGCGGAAGGAGCTAGTTTTTCCGATCAGCATTTCGCGTTGACCCTCAAACCCCCACGGACTGGACGACTAGGCCAACCGCACAAAAACACGAGACTCCCGGCTCACACTGGGAGTTTCTCATTCACCACGCAACGAACGGAGCGACTATGTCCACTCCCAACACCACCGCCTCTCACCCCGAACACGTTACAAATGCCAGTGAAGTCTCTGCACTATTTGCGACCATAACCCTGTATTTAACATTCGCTTTTTTTCTAATAAAACACATTATCATAGTTACAACAAATTCAGGAATATCAAACTACGAGACAATAATAACAAAAATATCACTACAGCAGATACTAGGCGTAAACATAACATATGTAATAATAATATGGTCTTTTGTAATATCAATAACAGCATCACTTTCATCAAAAATAAATACAAGAATAAATACAAACAACGCAAATCATGATGCCGACAAACAAAAAACTAACTCAAAAATCAAACGCATCATTAATAATTCACCAGAATTGCTAGCTATACTATTTATCGCATCATTCATATGCTTCATAACAATGAGCATCGCCGCATCGCTTCCAGACGACTACAAAGTACTATTTGGGTCAATAATACTATCTGCATCACCACTAGTCATATCATACTACATAAAACTAACAACACTTGCGAAAACTATTTTTCTATCACTTTCTGTCACAATTGTAATCACGTTCTCAACAATATACGTCATAAAAAAATCAGACACAAAAGACATAGCGATATTAATACATACAAACATAAACGGATGTGAACTAATATCAAACACGCATGATAAAATATTTTACAGCCAAAATGGAATACACGTGACATCAAAAAACGGTTCTACACGAACATTTTTTATCCCAACAAGCAGAATTGTATACATTGAAGAGATACTCGACACCGATGCACCTCAAGCTATATGCGATCCTAATGTTAAGAATAGCTAAAGGTGCCTTCTGATCCATTTCCAAATCAACAAGGCCCTCGGACGCCGAGGGCCTTGTTAGTTTCACACGTCACCTTACACCGGGAATCCAATCTCTACTCCCCCCACCGCTTCGACATGCCCCGCCGCTGCCACAGTCGCCGCAAGGTCGCGCTGCTGTTCGGCCAACCGCTGCCGGGCATAATCAAGCCCTTCCGGATCGCTGGCGGCCAACAACGCAGCCTCCACCGCCACCACGGCGGACGCAGGGTTCGACAACGCCACAAGGCCCGCCAAGGCCGCATCATGGGCCCTGGCGATCTCCGCCAGCTTCGCAGCTTTGGTCTCTTCAAGTGCCGGTTCCGGCGAGGGGGCATCCTCGGCTTGCCTCGCTGTCTCCCACGCATCGATCACAGACTGCCAAGCCGAGATGCCCTCCAGCTTCTCATTGGGAGTGCCGTCGTTGAACTCCAGATGGCCCGCCTGCCCGTCCCACTGCACGGCATGCAGGTTGTCAGGCAACCCGGACAGGTCCACGGCCAGGGCGCGCCCGTCCACGATCACCACGTTGTCGTCCCGAATGATGGTCAGTCGCATGAATTAGCCCTCCACCTGCTGCTGATGTCCTGCAATCCCCCGCTCCCGGGTGCTCATGCTGGCAAGGCGCACGATCTCGCCGATCCCGGCCATGGTCGCCCCGCTGGCTTTCACCATCTCGTTGCGGAACGACTCCACGGCCGCCGCACCCTGGCGCACTTCCTGAGCGTTCTCGATGAGCAGAATGGGCAGCCAAGAGACCGCGCAGCCCCACTCGTCGATTTCCTGTTCAGTCTGTGGATGCTTGCCCCGCAACTGGATGTACCAGCGGCATGTTTCCCGGCAGGCCTTGAACCCGTTCAGCGGGCACTTGTCCTGTTTCTTCATGGCTAGTCCTTTTGGGCGATGATGAAGTCCACGAACTTCACACGCATGTCCAGGCCATGCGAGTGCGCCCCTCCGCCGCCTGAATTTGCGGTGCTTTTACTGCTTGTCCCCCGGCCAAATCGCCAAAATAGATTGTTTGTATCTGACCCACTTTCTCCACCCTCCACAGTATATGTCACGCCATGCGCATGAGATGGAATCTGACTTAGGGTCAGAGTATGTGCGTCAGTAGACGTTCTGCCGAACGCAACGGAGAAATCAACATTCCCCCCGCTGCCGACAGCCCCGCTGACCACTCGCAACGCCTTATCGTTGTGGCTCGTGTCCTTGGTCCACCCCGTTGGCGCACTGGTCTGTTGAAACAGCATGCGCGTACCGGATGGAAACGACGAACCTCCCCCGGCGGCTTTCCATGTAATGGGGTCCGTGCCCACCAGCATCCACAGGCTATTGTCGTCCAACTGTCGAGCCAACTTTCCGATACCGCTGGCATCGACGCCCACGCCCGTCTCGCGCGCCGCCTGGCTGGCGAACTCCCACGCATAGGGCACGTGCATGTTGTCAGGGCCTTTCAACCCTCCGTGCATCGTCGTCATCAGAACACCCCCATGACCTGCTGCGGCTCACCATTCACCAACGCGTAGAGCGGCACCTCCACGCCGTTTTCGATCACCGTCACTGGCCGGATAGCCCCGGAGGGCGTGTTGAGTTGGTAGTCCACGTCAACGGCCAGACCATCCGCCACACTGCCGGTGTGGGTGACCGCGAAGCGGTACATGTGCCCGACCTCGATATTGCGAGCGAGGAACGAAGGGTATGGAGTCTTGCCGAGGTATGCCCACTCGTCGGCATCGGCCCCCAGCCTGCGCACGAACACCCGCCACTCTAGAGCAGTACCTCGCCATGCCAGAGAGATGAGCTTCTTGCTCACCAAGTCCTCGTTGGCGTCGATGATCGTGGCCACGAGGCCCACCACGGCGGGCAGGTTGGCCGCGCTGTCGGTCTGCGGCTCCACGCCCTCGCCGACATAAACCGCCTCGTCATACTCCAACGCCTTGAGCGTCACGCGCATATCGCTGGAGCGGCCCAGCGAGCGCACCCGATACCAACGGGTCACGCGCTGCACCTCACCAACGGCGGCGGAACAGCCGGGAGACGGCACGTGCTCCCACGGAGCCGCGAGTATCAGTGTATAGGCCAGCGTCGGTTCGGCCACGGGGGCGAGGGGCCGCACCTCGACCTTCTCCACGCCCTCCTCCGGCCCTGCGGCGTCCACGTGCGCCAAGCGCACCTCATAGGCGGTGCCGGGCTCAAGCTGCACCGGACGGCTCAACCTCACCGTGGTCTCGGTAGCCGACAGAACCACGCCTGATTGCGTGGCCATGAGCCGGTCGGCCGCAACCTGGATCACCGAACCGCGCCGGATGTGTGGCCCCAGAGCACGCCAAAGCAACGTGAGGTCCACGCGGCGACTCAGGTAACGGTTGCACCGATTGATGTACTCTCCCGCCCGCTGCGCCGCCTCATCGCTGTTGCAAGGGTACAGGGTGATCTGCGCCACCGTCGGCGGTCGGTCCACCACCGCGTTGAAGAAGTCGCCGGGGGCGAAAGCCACCTGCTTGCCCCGTTCCGGATCGAACCAGGTGATCTCGCACCCGTCGGCCAAGTCATCCGAGTTCGGGTATTCGAGGCCCAGCGTCCCTTGCAGAATGTCGGCGGAGGTGATCAGAAACGCGGCATCCGGCAAGGCCACGGGGCGGTCGCTGATGCACACGATCTTCGCGCCCACCCGATCCACGAGGAACCGCCCGAACTGCCCCTGATACCCGAGCGCGGTTTCCAGAGTGCACTGGGTGTCCCAGTACATCGAGCCTTTCAGTCCCTTGAGCTCGCACCACTCGGCGGCCTCCGCGAACGACGGAACGTCGATGCTTTCCACGGGCTCGCCCGCGCCCCAGCGGGTGTTGGTGATCAACTCCAGAGCTGCCCACGCCATGTTGCTGATGTCGCGGCTGACGGCCCCGCCCTGTCCGTCCGGCAGCATGGCTGTCATGCGCTTCGCGCTGCACGTGACCTTCGGCGCGCTGCCATTGAGCTTGTCCGTGGGAAGCGCCCTGATCGCCAGCAAGGCGCAGTGCGGCAACCGGAAGTCGTCCGGCACTATCTCGTGTGTGTATTCAAGCCAGGTGTCCGAGATGTACCGGTCACCGGTCGGCGGCGCGGTGGGGTGCCGGTAGCGCACCTCATGCCTCCCCTCAGACACCTCGAACTCGTAGTAGCGCATGATGGCGGCACGCTTGGCCCCGGAAATCGACACCGTGCCCAGGTCCACCCATTCCGTCTCCCCGTAGAGACGGTGCTGAAACTGGACCTTCACCGTCACCGGGTCCAGCCCGCCCTTGTCATTGGCGTACCCGAGGCCGGACGCGCACTGCACGCCGAAGCCCAACTTGCGCACGCCGGTGCCGTCCAGCACCACCTCGTGCCAGTCCGTAGAGAGCTTGACCGTCACCCCTTCGGTCCGCTCGGTGATCGCGTCGTTGAACCACGGGAGAACGTCCTGCCCTTCCATTCCGAGCCGGATGTCGATTTCGAGCCCCTCATAGTTGTCAGCCTTGTTCCCGTCGATCCGGACATCGAAAATCTCATCCACCGGCCCCTCGGAGATGAGGAAAAGACCGTTCCACAACCGCCGGTCACCCGAGGTCGAAAGGTGCTGCGTCAGCTTGGTTGGGGTGAGGTTACGCTTCTCGCCTTGGAGCACGGGCACCGGCCGCCCCGGTTCCATGGGGTTGGCCTGCGCGCTGAACCCGTACGTGGGCGAGTTATCCATCGGATTCTGGCCCAACCCTTGCCCCAGCGACGGCTTGGCCGAGGGGATGAAGGCGTTGACGGCTACGGCCCCCGCTACGGCGATGCCTGCGGCGGCCACCGTCGTCAGGGTGGACACGGAACCAGCAAGCCCGATGGCCGTCTCGGCGCTGAGCATGCCCAAAGCTCCGGAAACCATCATGCCCCCGAGATACGGGGCCGCGATCATCACCGCCATCATCGAAACCACGGCAATGGCGTTCGAGCCCCCACCGCCGCCGTCGCCCGGCACCAAGGCCACGGATAACCCGTCACCCGGCCGCACGATGTAGCGCTCCGCCTCCTCGAAGGACAGGATACGCCCGCTCACGGAAAAGAGTAGGTCCAGCCCCTCCTCGATGAGCATGCCCTCGGGCCACCGCTCATCAAGGATGTCGGCAATGGTCAGCCCCGGTCGCCACTCCACCCACTCGCTCACCACCTGCGTGAGATCGAGGCAATTCAGGTGTAGCACGAGCAGCACGTCGTCCTCCCGCACCTTCATTGCGGGCGGAAAGAACGGCGCGGCGTTGTTGGCAGGGGTCACCCGTTCCATACGTAAAACCCGGCGATGAGCCTGGCATAGGGCGAGGTATCCAGCCGATCCGCATGCACCTGCATGTTGCGCTGGATGTGCGCGAACCGACAGGAATCGAACACCACGCCCACATGGTCCACGAAATCCCGATGGCGGAGGCTGGTGCGCAGGGCCACGACGGCCCCCGGCTCCGGTCCCGCTAACACCTTCCATTCGCCGCTTTGCAACGCCCTCTCGTAGAGGCCATGCCGATCAACGGCAGAGGCAGGCGGAACGATGTTGGGCACCCGACGCCCGAACACAGCGGACAGGGCCATCACGAAGCCCCAGCAGTCGTACAGGGGCACCCGGCGCACCGGGCACATCTCACCCCGGCCGCGCCGCCGGAACTGCCCGGACAGCACATGCCGCAACTGCTCGACCTGCCCCTGGGGCAACACGAGGCTAGCCAAAGAGAGCCCCCTTCCCGATGAACGGGAACCCACCGAACCGCTCGAACCGGCCAGGGTCGAGCGTCTGGTCGATGAACTTGCAGTTGGTGGCGGTATGGCGGCAGGTGGCCACATGGGGGCACTCATCCGACCGCAGCCAACTGCAATAGTCCCGCATGATGCGCCGCCTCGGCACCATGCGGCCCATGGTGTTGAGCGTGCCGAGGGTGAAGTGCACCTTGTCGCCGGGGGCCGGTATCGAAATGCCCAGGTCAACAAGGGCAAGCTCGTGCGTGGGTTCCGGGTCATCAAGCAGGGCCGTGTTGACCACCAGCACCCGGACCTTGCACGACACCCGGCCATGCTGCTTCCGCCAGTCCTCCAACTCCTCGACGTACTTCTGGGGCACCCCACCGGCGTTGAACACCGTGAGGGCCAGCGTGCCCCGACGCGCGCCCTCGCCTTCCGCCCAATCCTCATGCTCGAAATTCATGGCCTGCCAGAGCCGCGTTTCTTCCGGCCCCAGAATGGCGCGAACCTTGCCGCCGAAGTCCGGTCGGGCCACCAGTCGATAGGAGCCTGCGGGCTGCCCTTGGAGGGTGTCCTCGCTGCGTCGATGGAACACCGCCACCTCAAACCACGCCTCGCCGTCGGCGCGCTCCAGAGCCACCGAGCCGCTCCATTCACCATCCCCCACGGAGAAGGTCAGCCCCCCCGCCTCCGGCAGGACAAAGGCCACTTCGTCGCCAGGCTGGGCCAAGTCGCCAACCTGCGCATCGGTCAGGGGCCATACCCACGACTGAGGATCACGCGCGAAACGCATGGTGCGTCCGGTGGGCAGCCCTACTTCCAGAAACAGCAAGTAAGGACTCCCCCCGTGGCGGCGGTTGCGTTCGATGATCTGGGCGAGCGTGGCCATGATCACTCCACGCGCCGAATAGGCTGGATGGTGCATTGCACGGCGAGCCTTCCGGGGGTGTCCCGCGACTCGTTATGCGTGATGGCGTTGGACACGAAACGGGCCTCCCACTGCGCACCAGTGCGCGGACGCATCCACAGGAACGGCGTGGACCGCTGGTTGGCATGGAATGCCACAAGGGTGTCGAAGTCGGCGTAGCTCATGGCCGCCCACTCCAGCCGCATGGGCTGCTGCCGGGGCACCGAGAAACGCGGCCGGGCAGCATCGTCGCCGGTCTCCATGTTCGCCTCGTCCAGCGGGTCGAAAATCCCCCCGGACATGGACGAAGGCGCGACGATGTCAGGCCAGACGTTCATGCTCAAGCTCCGCTGGCCACGGCGTCACGGACGCCCATGGTGTTGTTGGCCCAGCCCTTGAGCCAGATGGTCATCACGGCGGCGGTCTGGTCGAAGCGCATCTCCGTGCGCCGGGCCTGCACGGGCTGCCCGACCTCGTTGATCACCCGGACCTCGAACTTCGTGGGCATGCCGCCCGTCCCTCCGGCCACCTTCACTCCGAGATCACCCCGGCTGGTACGGCCAAGAGGCATGATGGCCTCCTCGCCCGCCTCGCCCATGAGGCCGATGCCATGGGCGAAGGGGAACAGGGTGGGCTTGTTCACGACGGAGTTGCGATAGGCCGAGATGCCGGGGCCGCTGAACACATTCCCCTGCGCCGACGGGGTGAACAGTCCGCCCCAATTGATGCTGCCGAAAGCCTTGGCGAGCGGCCCGGTGATGTTCTGCTCGACCTGGGCCTTGATGATCATGCGCGCGAAAGCCTCGCCCACGGCCTCGATGTTGGCCTGTGCGCCCATGGCCCAATCGGTGATGGCATCTGCCATGCCGTCCAGCGCCTTCTTGGTGGCCTCCTTCCACTGCGACGCGGCGTTGCTGGCAGCCTCGGCGTACTCGATGAACGCCAACTTGGCCCCGTCGCTCCCGGCCTGCGAGATTTCGAGCATCTTCCGGGCTTCCACTTCCGCGAGCAGGGTCTTGTCCTGAACCACCTTCCGGTAGTTCGACATTTCGCGGTCGAGAATGCGGGCCTGCAAATCCTCCCGGTTCTTCAGCAACCCGGCTGCCATCTGGTAGAACTGCTGTTCCACCTGCATGTTGCGCTGGGCGGTGGTTAGGTGGATGCGCTCGACCTCAAGCGCCACCTGTTTTTCCACCTCCTCGCGGGAGCCTACCTTCTCCCAGTCGCGGCGCTTGTTTTCGAGTTCGGCCAGGGCACGTGCGCGGTCGATCTCGGACTTGTCGAGGTTGCCCCCGGCCTGAGCCGCCACCTCGTTGCGCAAGAACGAAAGCTCGGTCTCCCGGTCACGCCCTTGGTCAAGGAACGCCTTTCGGGCGCTGCGATACTCCTGAATCGTGGCAAAGCCCTTGGCGAACGCTTCCTCTGCCGCAGCCTTGAGGCGTTCCATCTCCGGCGTGACCGAGCCGATGTCCTTCTTCCACTTCTCGAAATTCTTGCTGAACCGAAGCTGCGCGGCCTGCGCCTCATCGCCGGTGATGCCTGCCAGCGCCTCGTTGACCTCGCGCAGCGCAGCAGCCGCGCGCCCCGCCGCCGCAGCCTCGTTCTTGCCCACGGAGGCAAGCTGCCGGTCGCGTTCCCTGGCGGCCTCGGTGAGCTTGCCCTCCCAATAGTCCGTGCTTTCCCCCGCATCCCGGAGGCGTTCGATGACACGGGTGATGGCGGTCTCGGTCTCGTTGTAGGAATCGTTGATCTTCTGGATTTTCGCAGCGTCCGTGTCCTTGAGAAAGGCGTTGGCAGCCTGCCGTGCCTTGCCCAGGGCGGCATCGAGCGCTTCGGCGGCGTTCGTCTGGTCGGCAAAGGCCCCGTCGCGCTGCCGGTTCCCGGCGGCGATTCGAGCCAGGTAGGCGTCGATCTGCTCCTGCGCGTAGCCCTCCGTTCGATCCCCGGTCATGGGGTCGTAGCTGACGCGCTTGGTGATGCCCGCTTTCTCCATGGCTGCGATGGTGGCCGCCCGTTGGGCGTGAGCCTCCATCGCGTCGGACGCCCCCTTCAAGGCATCCTTCACGGCGTTGATCCCGGCCACCATGGCGTCGGTCTGGCTGGCGCTGGCCTTGAACCGCTCCCACTCGGTGGAGAGCCCGCTGGTCGCCTTCTGCGCCTCGGAAGCCCCGCCGGTGTATTCGGTCCGCAGCACGCGGGCGAGCTTCGGCAGCAGATCGTCGGCAGTCACCCGGCCCTGCTCCAGCAGCTTGTCGAGCTCGGCGGTGGTCAAGCCCATGGCCTGTGCCGCGAGACGGAACGCGCCGGGCAGCCGTTCACCAAGCTGGCCCCGCAATTCCTCGGCCTGCACCTTGCCCTTCGAGATCATCTGCCCGATGGCGAGGTAGATGCCCTGCATGTCCGCCTGCGACAGGGACAGCGCGGCCCCTGCCTCGGACACGGCCGTGAAGATTGCGTTCATGTCGGCTTCAAGGGCGGTGCCCTTGCCCGACGCGAAGAAGGTCTTGGCCGATTCGGCAGTGGAGCGGAACTCAAGCCCGAGGCGCTGGGTGGTCTCGTAGATGAACTGAAGTTGCTGGCGGGCGGCGGACGTGGAACCGTAGATGGTGCTGTAGGCCCGGTTCAGCCTCTCCACCTCCATGGCCGCCCTGAAGGTGGCCATGGCTGCGGCACCCACCGCCACGCCAGCCGCTGCCACGTGAGGAGTAAACGCCATGGCCGCAGTGCCGGCCATGCGCAACGCCCCACTCGCGTCGCCCAGTTCAAGGCGCAGGCGGGCCATTTGCAGCGAACTCGCACCCGTGCTGCGCTGGATATTGGCGAAAGCACGCTCGGCAGCCTGCGAAGCGGACTGGCGCACCATGGAGGCGGCCAGTTCATCCATGCGCGAGCGGCTAACCCCGGCCTTGCTCGCAAGCTCGTCCAGGTTCTTGCCCAGCCCTGAGAAGGAATTGCCCGAGGCGGTGGCGCTCCGGGAGGCCACGGCAAGGGACGATGTGAGCTTGGTCAGGTTGCCCGACATCGCGCGCGGAGACAGCGCCCCGTTGATGGCGTCCGACATGGCCTGTCCCTGCTCGCGCGCAAGGGCCTTCATACGGTCCAGATCCGTCTTGAGCCCCTCGTACGTCAGGCGAACAGGCACGTAGATGCCGGGTATCTTCCTCGCCACCGTTACTCCCCGAACAGCTTCTCGATCGCTTCGTCGTCGTTGGCGAAGCCGGTTTCCTCCGACGCCGCCGAATGGCGCAGAACGCCATCCATTCGGTGAACTCGGCACTGCTCATGCGCCGCAGCATCTCACCGACCGTCATCCCCAGTTCAAGCGCGAGGGAGAAGGCGAATGCCCTCTCCCCGCGCGCTAGGAGTTTTTTTCGGCCTCCTCCACGGCCCGGCGTGCAGACCGTTGAGCCGGATGGCTTCCTGCAACAGCCGGTCGATCACTTCGGGGGTTCTTGCGGCCAAGGGTGGTGTCCGCGTCCTCGGGCGCGAACAACGGCGCGCCCTCGTCATCCACCAGGCAGAGCGCGAGGAACTCGGCGTTGCTGATCTCCACGCCGCCGTTCTCGTCGGTCCCGCGCTTGGCGAGGTTGTCGCGGGCGGCAGCGCTGAACCCGCGCAGCGTCACCTGGCCGCCCCACTCCGGCACGTCCACGACTGCCGTGGGCAAGTCCTGCGCTTTCAGGATGTCATCTCTCGTCAGGCCCATGATCTGCTCCTTAGGCGGCGAGGCGCGTCACCTTGCCGGAAACCTTGATGGTCAGGGAGAACCGCTGCACGTTGTTGGTTTCCCAGTTGAGGGGCAGCGACTTCACGTAGCCAGAGAAACCCCACTTGGTTCCGGCCGACGTGACCACCTGCCAGTTCTGCACCTCGCCGCTACCCAGCAGATCGAGCAGAGCCAGATGCTGGGCGTTGGTGTCGTCCCAGATACCCTCGGCGCTGAACGAACCGTAATCGGCCAGACCCGGCGCATACTCCTTGCCGTCCGACTCAAGGTCGGTCACGTCGATGTCGTCTTTGGAAATGCCGTCGATGGAGAGCTTGGTCAGGCCGGGCAGTGTGGTGAACACCTCCGGTTCGGCACCGTCCCCGAGCTTGAGCACGGAGCCCTTCGACAGCGTGTACTTCTTGGCCATGGTGAACCCTCCGGGCTACGCCCACACGATGAAGTCCATGGAAACACGGCAAACACGCGCCTCCTCGTCCGAGAGGTCGCGGTCCTCGTCCAGTTCGGCGGCGAACTCGGCACCGGCCATCACGCCGCGCACCGCCTTCGCCAACCGCTTTGCCTCGGGATAGGTCTTGGCCCAGGCGTCGATCTGGATGCTGATGCGCTCGCACGGGCCTCCCCATCCAGAACCGCCTCC